TGGAACTGTAAATCTTACAGTCAACGGAAATCTTACGATTGTATAGGGGATAGAGAATGGGTTCAACATTAACAGTAGATAATATCGTAGGTGCAACCACAGCCGCAAATGTAAAGTTACCTGCTGGTTCTATTTTGCAAACAGTTACAGCAGAACATGGAACATATGTAACAACTACTGGTTCTTCATTTGCTGATACTGGATTACAATGTAGTATTACACCAAAATATGCAAACAGTCATATTCTTATAATATGTAATGTTCAAGCTGGAAAAAGTGGTTCTAATACAATGGAAACATCTTGTAGAATTTTAAGGGTAAGTGGTTCTGCTATGATTGGTGCAGAGGGTCAAAGGTATGTGTATGGTAGAGTTGAAGACCTTAGTACAAATTTTCACGCTTCTGGAATGACTACTTTAACAAGAAAAGATACTAGTCACAACTCAACATCATCTCAGACATATAAATTCCAACATAGAATTATTAGTGGTGGGGGTACTTTAAGACATAACGATTTTTCATCTGGTTCAGCACCAGAACAATCTACTATGATATTGATGGAGATTTCACAATGAGTACTCTATTCGTAAACAATCTAAACACTGCAAGTGGTACAACGATTACAATTCCTACTGGTAAACAATTAATTGGTACTGATACTAATTCTATTAAAGCGCCTGGCATGGTAGTTCAAATTGCAACTGACCGTGATACAACAACCCAGACATTGAGTTCTAACCAAAGTTATTTTGATACTGGTTTATCAATTTCACTTGTCCCAAAATATTCAAACAGTTTAATTGTAATACAATGTATGATGGGTGCAGAGTGTTTTTCAAGTTCTAATACTGGTATAGGTTTTAGATTAGTAAAAGATGGAAGTACAGTTTACGATAACGACTATGCATTATATCATTCTAGTAGTAATGACCAAAGAATTGACCAAGTTCCTATATTATATACAGAAACTTCTGGTAGTACAAGTTCAAGAAATTATAAGGTTCAATTCTCTAGACGTTCTGGTGATGGGTCTGCAAGGTTAAATGCGTATGCTGAATCTCGCATGATAATTATGGAATACGCACAGTAAGGAAATAGGATATGGCATCAACATTAAAAGTAAATACAATTCAAAACGCTGCTGGAAATCTCAATTTCTTTGATGGCGCTCCTTCTTTTGATTTGTGGAGATTATCTGCAAATTTTAGTGGGAATGATGCAACTATAACGGGCTGGGAACAACCAGACTCACCAACTACCTCAGTTGGGGCAACTATAAACGGAATGTCTGAAACATCTTCTAATAGTGGAGTATTTCTTTTTCCATCTACTGGAATATATCAAGTAACACTTTTTCTTAATGGTGTGCAAAGTAGTAATGCTGACAGTTCAATGGGAGCTAGTATTCATACCTCGCATGATAGTGGTTCTTCATTCCCAATGGCTGCTCTAGTGTATGGAAATGGTGATACTGACACAGGACATAATAATGGTGCTGCTACTAGTTGTTTTGTTAAAGTAACAAATACATCAACAACTCAATTAAAATTTATTACTCAATCTTTAGGAACTGGTGCATTTCTTGGTGGTAATTCAACTTATAATTTTACTCACTTTACTAGTGTAAAAATGGCACCACTACAATAGTTATAAATATAGAAAAGAAATTTAACAGGAGAAAATAGAATGGCAAATATTGGAGAAGCATTATCTTCATTGGGTATCACGGAGTGGGTTCTTCGTGGCGAACCTACAACTGAAGATGAATTCAAAGAAATGTTTCGCAAGGTAACTGGTGCAGATGAAAACGGTTCTGCAATCGAAACTGCTGACACTTCAAAGTGGGGTGTAACTTGGAAACAAGTATCAGATGAGAAAACAAAACTAGAGTCAGCCGCACCTATGGTAGAACTTCGTAAACAAAGAGATGCCAAACTTGCAGAGACAGACTTCCATGCACTTTCTGACGTAACCATGGCAGACAATATGAAAACATATCGTCAACAACTTCGTGACCTTCCAGCAGCATCTGGTGGTAAGGATGCGACTTTGGAAAATGGTGTACTGGCGAATGTAACTTGGCCGCAGAAACCAGCATAGGTTTATCATGCGTACCTCTGATGATGTTTTAGATAATGTGTTGGGAATTACAGATGTTGTTGAAACAACTTCATCTCAAGTAACCTTGCCTGAGGTTGTTCCCCCACAATCTGATTCGGAGGACACAGACAATGATTATAAATATCAGAGAGAAAACTTTTATAGGTTAGTGGAGAGAGGACAAGATGCAATTGATGGAATTCTTGAACTTGCTAGAGAGAGTGAACATCCACGGTCTTATGAAGTTGCTGGTCAGTTAATTAAGAATGTTGCAGACGTAACGGAAAAACTTGGTGACCTTCAGACGAAAATGAAGAAACTAAAAGAAGTTCCAAACTCTGCACCAAAGAATGTAACGAATGCATTGTTTGTCGGTTCAACCGCTGAACTGCAAAAAATGTTAAAAGGAAAAGAATAATGCCAACATTAACACAAATAGGTAATGGTGCAATTCAAGGGGATGCAACAACACTTGCAAACGCAGATGTTAATAAAGCAGTCGGTGGTGATTCACTAATCATCTTTGATACCTCTGCAACAACACTAAAAAGAGTTAGTGCATCTGGTCTGGGTGGCGGTAAGTTTCTAGGTGAAACCTCTGGTGGTGCTGGTGATATTATTCGTGTACATGAAAACGAACTAAACACAAGTGTTGCTATTGATGCAAACAATAATGGATTGGCTGCGGGCCCACTAACGATTGCAAGTGGAGTAACACTTACAATCAACGGTGAACTTTCGGTGGTATAGACATGAGTAAGATTTCAGTAACAACAATAGCAGGACTAACATCTGGTGGAGATGCAAACAAAGTAATCATTGAGTCTGGTGATACTCTTCAAGTAGATTCTAATGCAACAGTAGGTGGAACACTTACTACTACTGGTATTACAAGTTTAAATGGTAATGTAAATATCGGTGCCAACACTGATATCAGTATGAATAACAACGGTGCTGGTCAAGTACATATTGACGGTAATGGTTATAATGGTGCTATTGCTTTAAACGCAACTGGTATGAATATATACACCAACTCTACTGTTCGTCCTTTAATTTTTGGTACAGATGAAACTGAACGAGCTCGGATTGGTAATCATGGTTACACATCTTCAACTCAACCATCATTTAGAGTGGGTAACAATAATTCTAATTGGGTTAATGTAACTTCTGGTAATACTGCAATAATAGAATTTGATGGAAATGTATTTCACAATGTGGGTAGTCACTATTCAACAGCTAACGACAGATTTACTGCTCCAATTGCTGGAAGATATTTAATTGGTTTTCATGCGTATGTAAGAAATAATTCCGCACAGTCAGATGGCACTACTGCGTATGGATATGTAAGACTTTATAAAAATGGTGGTCAACTTTCTAGTTTAAATCATATTTTTGGATACGGTAACCATACAGATAATGACATACAAATGAGTTTACAAACAGTTGTAGAGTTGGCAGCAAATGATTATATGCAAGTTGCACTCTCAGGCATTGGTGGAACTGTTCAACATTACGGTAGTGCTTCTGAGTTTTACGGTCATTTACTAAGTTAACATAAATAGTTTAAATTAAATAGGAGAATAAAATGGCGGAGATTAAAGTAACAGTATCAGACACACAAGTAAAGTGTCTTGAGTATGCTGCTTATTCAGTCCAAGATTGGTGTGATAATGCAATTCACAATCGTGCTCGTATTGCACAAGAAGAGATTATTGCAGCTCTAGTTGCACATTGTAATGCAAATTCTATTGCACTTGCAGTTGGAACTGATGCACAGGTTACTCAAGCGTTTGAACTGAAGGTAGTTGATACTGCAAAAAATGTATCTGATGCTCAGCAAAAAGCTATAGCAGAAACCAAAACTTCTTCAGAATAAGGAAAAGTTAAATGTCATCCAAGATTAAAGTAGATACTATTGAGAACGTAGCTGGTTCTGGAAACGTAAGTCTGGGGTCTGGACATAATCTTGTGGTGCCTGGAACTGTTTCTGTTACTGGCAATCTTACTGTGGATACAAATACACTTCATGTAGACACTTCTAATAACAGAGTAGGCATAGGTACTGCATCACCATCTCATGAATTATCTATTGTGGGTACTAACGCACGAATGGAATTATTGTCTGCTGTTGGTGGAACATCTATATTTGATATGGGTACTACCTCTAACACAGATTTAGCAAGTATTCGTTACGCAAGCGGTACTGGTTCGATGACATTCAGAGCAAATGATGCTGTTCGTATGACGATTGACAGTAATGGATATGTACTAAAACCAAACACTCCAGCGTTCAATGCAAGAAGTCATGGTAGTAGTACTGGTACTTCTGCATTTTATCTTGGTTCTACAAATAATAGTCAAACCTCTGTAGTGATATACAATAATGGGTCACACTTTAATAACACCAATGGACGTTTTACTGCTCCTGTAACAGGCATATATTATTTTGGATGTCAGGCAACTCCAAGTCAAGGTGCTAACTCTGGTATTTATATTATAAAAAATGGAAGTTCTCAACTGTCTGGTACTGCTTACCAATATTCTACATCTTATAATGGTTCGGCGGTATCTGCTATTGTATCATTAGCTGCAAATGAATATGTCCAAGGAGTTATGATGCCATTTAACGGTACTACTGAAGGTCAATATGATGGTAACTTTTGTGGTGCATTGATAGGATAAAGATATGTCAACAATTAAAGTAGATACAATCGCAACAAGAACTGGTTCTGGAGATATTACGTTAGGTAATAATGTTGCATCACTTACAAGTTCTGGTGCAATTACTGGTACAAACATAACTGCAACTGCAAGTGGTGCTCCACTAACAGTAAATAGTACCAATAGTAATAACAATAAAATTATATTCCAAGATAATGGTAGTGCAGTTTCACATTTAGGTGGTATTTCCAATGGTTTAGTTTTTGCAAATGCTGCTGGAACACAACTTGGTAGACTTGATGCAGAAGGATTAAAATTTGGAACGGATACTGCATCTGAAAATGGACTTAATGATTATGAAAAAGGCTCATGGACAGTCGGTGTATCAAAAAATACTGCTTTTACCTCTCCCACTTCTAGTCATGCTTATTATGTAAGAGTAGGTGACCTAGCATTTTTATCTTTTTATTGGTATAAAACTGGTGTTTCCTCTTCTGGTTCTAACCAATGGACAATAACTGGAATACCATTTAATATGAGAGCTGGTGCTGCTAGCGGTTATCAACATGGTCATGTGGGATATCTCTATATCGGTGCAGATAGAGTTACTAATGGTAATCACAGATGGCAAGCTAATGCTGCAACGGAACTCGTTTTATATGGGCAGTATTTAAATCATAATGTTAATGGTGAGAATGTTGAATTGTCTGGTAGTATTACTTGTAGGCTTGCATAATAAATAACTTTATACCTCTAGTGGATTCTAGGGGCGGACAAAAGGAGAAAAATAATGGCGATTACAAAACGTACAGAACAAGATAAAATTGAAGTAGTAGGCGAGTTCAAAATAATTCAAGTAAGAACTGCTACTGTTATTGAAGAAGATGGTGTAGAACTTTCACGTTCTTTCCACAGACACGCCGTTTCACCAGACTCAGATGTATCTGGGGAAAGTGCAGATGTTAAAGCAATGGTTGCACAGTTTCACACTGATACAGTCAAAGCTGCATGGAAAAAACATAAAGAGGACGGTAATCTAGCAGATAAAAATACGGACGATTAACGTCTGAATAAATAGTTGCATGACTGATGCAAATCACTATCTTGGCAATCCCCTTCTAAAGAAAGCAAATGTTCCTGTCGAATGGACAGAAGAACAGATTCTTGAGTATAAGAAGTGCATGGAAGACCCCATGTATTTCTGTCAAA